ACGCTGTACATCTCAAACACCAGCTTCCCAACGTCGCTGGCGCAGTTCCAAGTGTATCCGCTTGGGCCGTATGACGACACCGCACGCGCTACCGTGCAAGCTGTCATCGACGCTTTCATGTCAGGCAGCACAGGCAACGTAAGTATTGTCTGCATCCGAACGCTTATCAGCGCCACGCCTGACAAGCTGCTGGACACCTACACCGGCGCGGCAGCGGCTTACAGTGTGCGGCTACTGGACAAGGACTACACTGGCTATTGCATGAAGGTGCGTGAAGACAGCGGCAATACGGAAGCGGACATTGGATTTGATAGTAATGGCGACCTCGACACGTCAGCCATCGCCACGCATTGCGGCAGCGCCAACGGCTACGTGGTAACCTGGTACGATCAGAGCGGCAACAGCAACAACGCCACGCAGAGCACGCCAAGCGCACAACCGCAGATATACGATGGCTCTGCTGTTTTGACTGTAAATGGTAAGTCTGCTCTAAAATTTGATGGTAGCAATGATCACTATGACATCGACAACACAGGTATGGACATTGGTAACTTAACGTCTATGATAGTTGCAAAAAGCAACAACGCTAGTCCAAGTCAAGACATGGCGTTGAGTTTAAGTGGCAGCAACGCGAAAAGATGGTATGCGCCATACATTGACGGAGGAAACTTCAACTTTGGATATGGAACCTCTACAACCTTAAGAACTGCTAGTCATGACACTGACCAACACGTCTTTACTGCTATTGCTGGAACTACTTTAAACGGTTATGGTGCTTTCATTGACGGCTCACAAGTAGGAACTACTGCAACGAGAGACACAGGTCTGGACGCTAGTCAAACGACCGGTTTAGGTTTTTTCCTAAACAGTTTTTATGGAGAAATTTCAGCGCAAGAACTTATAATTTGGAACGCTGACCAATCCAGCAACCGAAGCGGAATAGAGACAGACATTAACGATTACTTCAGCATTTTCACTCCGTAATGGCTACCGTCTACCTTCCCGTTACCGCCCGCCTGAACCTTACCAGCGAGCAACGCGCCAAGGGCATCAGCCGCGAGCTGTACAACCTGAAGTTTCCGAAGGTGTTGCACGAGCCAGGGCGCACCACCACGATGCTGCTGGCCACCATCCAGCACCCGACGACTGGACAATGGGCGTGCGTCGGTGATACCGATTTGACGATTACGGTACACCCACAGCGCGACCTCCATGCGCTCATTGCATTGTTCCCACAGCTGACGCAGGAAGAGCGCGACGCTATGACGTACTACATCAGCACCAATCCGGTGGTGGCGTTTCAGTATCTCATGCCGTCAGACAGCGAGATACTGACGCAGGAACAAGCAGAGGCGGCAGGGTGGTTCGGCGATACCGATATGCCCTAAATTGCCTACATGGATTTGATTTTTGAGAACTGGGCAGCCCTTGCCCTTGCAGTATTGGCGGCCCTCGATGTCTACGTTTCGCTGACTCCCAGCAAGCGTGACGATCAGGTGGTAGGCTACCTTCGCATTATCATCCAGACCATCAGCGGCAAAAGCAAAAAAGCACAGAAATAATGGCGATCCTTAACGGAACAGTTTTTTTGTTGTCCATCGGCGGAACGGCGTTGCCCGACCAGACCGAGGGCAGCATTTCCATCAACATGGAAACCCGTGACATCACGACCAAGGACAGCAGCGGATACCGTGAGCTGTTGGAGGGTCTGCGTAGCGGCTCTATCAGCGTCAGCGGATTAATTGACGACGACGGTGCCGGTGGTGCCGGTGGTACGTTGTTCACCGACCTCGACAGCCGCACGGCGCAAACTATCGTCTTCGGTTTCGATGACACGGCCGACGACTACAACTACAGCTGCAGTGCTTTCTGCACCAGCTTGGAGGTCAGCGCAGGAACGGAGGACAACGTTACCTACAGCGCCACATTTGAAATCACCGGAGCCATTACGCAGAACGTCGCTTAATGCAAATTGAATTGAGCGGCAAGCAGTTCACGCTGCGTTGCGACATGCGGGCATTGGCTAACGCCAAGAAGGAAGCCGGCATAGAACTTGGTAAGCTGTCCGATGATGTGGTGGAGATCGGGACGTTGGTGTACTACATGGCCCAGTCCGGTGCCAAGCATGCCGACGTACCGTTTAAATACACTGCCGATGATTTCTTAGGGCTGATTGACATCAGCGATCTAGAGAAACTTGGCAACGCCGTAACCGAAATGATGGGTGGCGGCACGGAAAAAAAAAGGTGAGGGCAAACCGCTAACGTTTGCTGATTGCGTTATGGTAGGGTTGGGTCAATTGCGGCTCAGCCCTACTGCGTTTTATGACATGACGTTGGACGACTTCCTGTTGGCGGCTGACGGGTTCCACCGCCTGGAGGAAGTCAGGCAGCAGCAGGACTGGGAGCGCACGCGGTGGCTGGCTACGCTCACCCTATCGCCACACACCAAGAAAGGCCACCGGCTCAAGCCTACAGACCTTGCTATCTTCCCATGGGAGAAGCAGAAGAAAAAGAAGGGCAGCAACAAGCTGATTAAAAACGCAATAAAGAGGATGAGCGATGGCAAAGCTTAAGGATCTAAAAGTGACAATAGGCCTAAGTAAAAAGGGCCTAACCAAGCTGAATGGTGACATCAGGCGCATGAAGGGCAACTTTCGGCGCAACTTCGGCGAGATCAGTGCCATGGCTTCGCGGCTTGGTGGCATGCTAGTCAGTGCCGTTGGCGCGGGTCTTACTGCCGTCATTAAGTCGGGTGCTAAGCTGCAGACGCTGGAGGTGGGCTTCCGTTCCATCATGGGTGGAGCTGAGGAAGCCAGCAAGATGGTGGCCAAGCTCAACGATTTCACGGCGAGCACACCATTCCAGTTGGAAGAGGTCGCACGCAGCGCCCGCCAGCTGCTTGCCGTCGGTACCGCTGCCGATGATGTCAACGACCGCTTGCGCATGCTGGGTGACATCGCAGCCGCTTCGGGTAACAGCATCAGTGACATTGCCGCGGCATTCGCTAAGGTGCAAGCCAAGGGCAAGGTTGAGCTTGAGAACCTGAACCAACTTGCGGAGCGCGGCATACCCATCTTCGACGAACTGCGCAAGGTTACCGGTGACGCGAACATGGAGTTCGGCGCGGGTTCTGTCAGCGTGGATGAATACAACCAGGCGCTTGCGAACATGGCAGCCGAAGGCGGCTTCGCCAGCGATGCCATGGCTAACCTATCGGAGACGGTAGATGGCAAGCTGTCAACCGCATTTGACAACGTCACCCTTGCCCTGGGCAAGTTTGCTGAAGAGTCAGGCTTGCTGGAGACCGTCACCAACATCTTGGATGATTTCACGGCAGGCATCCAGCACATGACGCTGTCAACCGACGACCTGCAGAAGTCACGGGACGACGTATACGAGCTGCGCCAAGCGTTTAAGGAAGCGACCAAGGACAACGTGCAGGGCTTGCGCGATCAGGTGCGAGAAGCAGAAATCTTCGCAACCACACTGCAAACCAAGCTGGGCAAAGATGCTGTTGGCGGTCACCTTGCCGGAATACGTGCGCTAAAGGATGAGATTGACGAAGCCATGGCGTTCGGCACGTTGCCCGCAGGAGCGCCAGCAGCACCGGCCGCGCCCGTAGCAATAGCCAAGGAAGAGAAGAAAGTAAAGGAAGAGCTGCTTGCCGTCGAAAAATCACGCCTGCTGACTATGGGCATGGTTGACGAACTGCAATCCAAGACAGCCGTCGACATCTTGGCCGCAGCTGAGGCGCAGCACCACCTAAAGGGAAGCATCGAAGCGGTACAAGCCGCGGTGATCCCTGCCAAAGATGCATTGGTAGCCATGGGCGAATATGCTGCCGTTCAGCTGCCGGCATTCTTTGACAATGCGTTCAGCGTATTGATGGACGGCACGCAGAGCTTTGGGCAATACATGATGGGAGTGCTGACGCAGTTGCTGAAGAAATTGGCGGCCATGCTGGCGGCGTTTGCTGCTATGTCAATCCTGTTTCCCGGCAGTAGTGCTGTTAAAGGTGGTATCGGCAAGTTCCTTGCTGGCGGCTTTGGCATTCCAGAGTTTGCCGCAGGTGGCTTGGTATCGGGCGCAACGCTGGCCATGGTCGGCGAGGGACCAGGCACCAGCCTCAGCAACCCGGAGGTAATCGCACCGCTGGACAAGCTCCAGCAGATGATGGGCGGCGGCAACGTCACCGTAACAGGTAGGCTCGACGGCCGCGATATCCTGATCAGCAGCGAACGCGCCGGCTTCGACCGCAACCGAGTAAGAGGATTCTAATGGCAGGCAATAGGCTTTACAGCGAGTTCAGCAACGACAATGGCGACGTTTACCGCGTCAGCATCTACGACACCAATGCGGCGTGGAACCCGGCTAGTGCATCGACGTTCAAGCTAGGCAGCGACGGTTTTGTGTTGTCCTACAGCGGCAACAACGAGCAGCAGCATCAGCCCATCATACCCAGCACAGTAGAGTTTACGTTGTATGAAGAGACCTCAGCGCATACGCAGACGCTGGACCTCATGTTCAGCTTTCCGGAAGGGCGTTTGTTGCTTGAGATCTACAGCGACCCGGACGGCGACAACGAAATCTACTGGCGCGGTGTCATCCTTGCCGAGCAGGTCGAACGCAGTGACGAACCGTTCCCGACGGCTGTGCGCATCACCGCCAGCGATGACCTAGGCAACCTGCGCGACATTGATTTTACGCGCACTGTACTTGCGGCAGGAACGACGGTACTGGATGACATAACGCGGTGCCTGCTGCGCCTGCGCACGGCTGACCTGTGGGCATCTACGGAACCGTTTATCAGGTACATCAACGACACCGAACTTTATGCCGCCAGCGACGACAGCAACCCGCTCGACACCATTGCCTTAAGCGTACCGCTCAAAATGGCGAGCGACGGCACGTCAACACCACACAACTGCTACGACATCCTGAGCAGCTTGGCCACCTGCTTTAACGCCCGCATTTTTCAGGTAAAGGGCGTGTTTTACTTCTGGCCCATCAACGTACACCAGCGCGTAAGCGATGCTGAGGCCGTCGGGTCGGTGGTCAAGCAAGCGGACATCGACAGTGCTTCGGTTGCGTGGACGGCTGCAGACATCATTGCCTTTAACGCCGAATACAAGCCCACCAGCGGCACGAACTACAACAAGCTGGCCGGGCACACCTTTACCCACCTGCCGCCCGCAGAAAGCATCACACGCACCCGCAGGGCTAACGGTAACATGTACATCGTCAGCGGCGATGATGACACCATAGTCATCAGCGGCGTAAACATTACTCTGGCCGATGACGATCGCACCTACGACAGCGGCACGAAGTTTCAGGTGGGCGGGCAAGTGCTGTTCAACGTTAGTCCTGATGCCGCATTTGATTTCGGCTTGCCTGAATCGCGCGTACATGTAGAACTCGAAATCAGTTTGAACGTTGGAACGCGGTACTATACGCCGGAACAATGGACCGGCGTGACGACTGACAAGTATGTCATTGATATGGCCAGCTTTGACCGTAGCAACGGCTGTAACATCAATACGATGTATAGCTTCATTACGGAAGAGCTGCCTTCAGATCAGGATGACCTAGACCTAACTGCCGTGGTCAAGTTCTTTAACGAGGAAGGCACGAACGTAACAAGCAGTTACACAAGCGAGGACTTTTATTTGTTCCTTTCGGTGCAGTATGTCGACGGCGATACCGGCAACCCGGATACCATCGTCTTCCGCGCTGACGGCAACAGCGAGAACACTTTGGTCATTGAACAGGGCGAACTGCTGCACGGCGATCGCGACAGCTTCAGCGCCCAAGGCTACTTCATCGACACTAACAACCAGTGGAAAAGCACGCAAACCACAGGCCCAATTTCACTGCACCGACTGGGCGTGAATGAGGCCCTATCACGTCAGCGGTACGCCACCAAGATTCACCGCGGGACCGTCTACGGCCGCGTTGAGATGTGGATGACGATGGTTGAAGACAGCGACTATTATGTGCCGTTTGAGATGTCGTACAACGCCAACATGCACGAAACGACCGTTGAACGTTACAAGATTGCATGGGACAGCAGCGGCATAACGAGCGCAGACGATGAGGTGCGGCGCGAAAGCAACCGCGGTGACGTGATTGACTTTGTGAACGCTACGGCTAACACGGTGACCAGCCTTGTGCAACAGCCCAAGCCGACGGCTGGTGAATTCCCGATAGCTATCGGAGGCCGCGCCCTGCAGCAATCGACCAACGTCGGGCCGCTATTCCATCGGGTGACGTTAATCGAGCACAGTGGCGGTGCTACACATACCATTGAGACAGAACACCAGACGTATATCTACATGAATACTTACGTGGATACGGCGAACGGAACTGGCAACATCCTGCTGCCACGCGTTGCCGAAAACGAGGGCCGCATGTACCGTTTTAAGAGCGATGGCACCATTGGTGCAACGAAGAACTACCGCATTGGCTTAAGCTCAGATGAGCAGACAGCCGGCGTGCGCATTGACGGGCAAACAACGTTCACCATGAACCGCGACTATGACGGCATTGCTGTACTTTGTTACGACGGCCAGTGGTACGTCATCCAACGGAAGCAGAAGTGATGCAGTACCGGCATTTCACCTTAAGTGAATTCGATAGCCCTGACAAGCCAGGCAGCGGCGACCGCATGGATCGGAACTTCGTTGCCATGCTGGACGAAGCGCGTGACATTGCCGGTGTGTCTTTTAAGGTTACCAGCGGCTACCGCACCGAGGTCCGCAACCGTGAGGTGGGCGGCAAGGTGAACAGCTCGCACCTCATCGGCAAGGCAGCAGACATCCACGCACCGACATCCATGCTGCGGTTTCGCATCATTGCTGCGCTGGTGGCTGCAGGGTTTACCCGCATCGGCATCGGGCGCACGTTCATCCACGTCGACAACGACAGCACGAAAACGCCTGGAGTAGCGTGGCTCTATGGCTGAGGACAAGCCCAAGCGAGGAGGTGCGGCACGCGCACTGGAGGCGTTAGCTGAACACAGCGGCCAGCGGCTGCGGTGGTCAACGCGCAACACGATGGGCGGTGTCATCATTTCGACGGCGTGCGAACAGATAGTCATTAACGGCATCACGTGGCCAGCGGTTGCCCTTTGTGTTGTAGGTATACTCCCATTGGCATTGAGTACCTTAAACCCATGAATACGGGCGAAGATTTACTGGCCCTCAACCTTGCTTGGATAGGGTGGGAAGTGGCGCGGTGGCAAGATGTTGTCGACTGGTCTATCAGCTGCATGGGTGCGCTTACCCTGCTTGCACTCAACCTGTTGCGGCTCAAACGGGCGCTGAATTCACAGCGCAAAGTTGAAAACGAGGAAGAATAAATTTTTTTTCCTGCCGAGAATCGGGCGTACTTGGGCACATCAAACAACCCAATATGTCCAACGATATTTTCGACTTCCTGACTAAGTCTGACGCTACGGGCGGCGACTACGTCAAACTGCAAGACGGCGACAAGAAGTCGCTGCGCATCCTTTCCAAGCCTGTGATGGGCTACCAACTCTTTGTGGACGGCAAGCCTGAACGGTGGCAGCACGATGTGCCGCGGCCCGATCACGTGCCAGCAACCAACGAGCGCGGCGAGAAGCCCAAGAAGTTCGTTGCGTTCATTGTGTACGAGTACGCCGGGCAGAGCGACAGCGGCCGCGTGAAAGTGTGGGAGTTCACCCAGCGCAGCATCATCGACACCATGGCCATGCTGTTCCGTGAGGAGCATTGGACTGCGTTCGAACTGGTCGTCGTGCGTGCGGGCAAAGGCATGGAGACGAAGTACAACGTGACCGGCATCAAGTCGCCCATTGAGGAAACGTTGCTGGAGTTCGCAGCTAAGGCCAGCGAGTACATCGACCTGTCGAAGCTGTACGACGGTGAAAGCCCGTTCCTGCAGGATCTGCCGGAACTCGATGCCAAGCAAAGCAAGCAAGACGATGAGGCGGATTCACTCCCGTTTTAATCACTTGGACCAGCTGGCACGTAACCTAGAGCGCGTAGCGCGCAAGCCGCACAAAGGCAAGCCGCTACCGCTTGAGGCCAGCTGCACACTGCACACGATTAAGGCGTATTGCCGCAACAGAGAAAAGCTATGGAAGGCAGCGACAAGGTGACTTACCGAGATAACATGTGGGACGAAGAGACGGTGCAGCGCATCAGCCAGCTTCGCCAAGAGCGTTGGGCTATCCTCCACATGTACGACGCTAATGCAATGGCTTCTAATACCATCCTCACCGAGGCGACATACAGGCAGTATGACAATCGCCTGAAGGAGATAACCAAAGAACTGTTTGAACTAACCAAGAACCCGATTTACCGTGAGCGATAAGAAGCAATACGAACCGCTGTCATTTAGCAGCCTAAAGGCGTTCTCTCGATCGCCACTGCAGTTCCTCGAATACAAGGCCAAGAAGAGCAAGCCAACGCCCGCCATGGAGTTCGGCACGTTGGTGCATCGTTCGGTGCTGGAGCCGGACAAGTATGCCGACAGCGTGGCGATATGGGAGGGCCGCAAAGCGGGCAAGAACTACGAAGCGTTCTGCAGTCTACACACCAACAAAGACGTGATTACGGCGCAGCGGGCGCTGGAGGTCAAGGAGTGCCAGACGCGACTGCAGGAGCATCCGTTGGCCGGTGGTCTGCTGGAAGACTTGGACAAGACCGAGGTGGAATTCACCATTGATCACCTTGGACTTCCGCACCGCGGCTTTATCGACGGCGTATTGCCTTGGGCGATTGTGGACCTGAAGGTGACCAAGGCAGTAGACCACTACAGCCTGCAGAAGACGATATGGCAATACAAATACCACATGCAAGCCGCCATCTACGAGCGTGCGGCCGTGCTGATGGGCTACGAACCCGAAGCGTATTTCATCATTGCTGTGGAGTCTGCACCGCCTTATCACGTTGCTGTAGTGGAGTTGGAACCACATTATATTGCACGTGGACACCTTGAGTGGGAAGGGCTGCTGCAGCTGTACAAGGATTGGGACGGTAGCCCGCTGCATCAACACGGCAAAGAGATTGCTGCGGAACTGATGGACGCACCCTCGTGGGTGCCGCCATTGGATTTCGAAGGATGATTAACAGCAGGAACAAAGGCAAACGATTTGAACTAGCGATAGCTAAGATGTGGCGAGACATCACAGATCAGGAGGTTGAGCGCAGCAGCTTCGCCAGCAAGAAGCTGGACGATATGGGCGTTGACCTGACCAACACCGACCCGTTTTACGTGCAGTGCAAGGCGCACGAGCGCAGCTTGGACCTGCACACGATACTGGAGAACATGCCGCACGACGGCCACTACAACATCGTGGTCCACAAGCGCAACCACAGGCCGCCCATCGTGGCGATGCACCTGGAGGACTTCACTGAGCTGCTGGAGATGTTGAAACGGAACGGCGTGATATGAGTACGCTCAAGGCAGTATTCGAGTGCAAGGAACTGAAGGAACGGCAAGTATGGTGGGTAGGCAGCAGGCGTGAAGCGCACAAGCACCTGTACCACCATATCTGCACCAGCAACGGCAAGCGCCTGACCAAGTACAAGAAGCATGAATGGACGTTCACGATCGGTGAGGTGTTCGGCGACAATAACGAGGTTCACTACGACCCGGTGGGCAGTTGGAGCGGAAGTTGATGCCACGTAAGCAAATCATCATACCCATGGACATCTGGAACCTTGACAACCTAAACGTTACCGACAAGCTGGTGGCTTCGGTGGTGTTCGGGTACACGCGCCAGGGTAAACCATGCTTCATGACCAACACTGGTTTTTCGAAGCTGCTGCATGTGTCGAAGCGGACCATATCGGCAAGCGTCAACCGGCTGATTGATGGCGGATATATCGAGGCCCTCGACCTGGATCACCGTCGTCAATTGGCGTGGAAGAGGGTAGAAGAATCTGCTAGGGAGGGTAGAAGCCAGCTTCTAGGGAGGGTAGCAAAATCTGCTAGGGAGGGTAGAAGCCAGCTTCCACCCGTAATAAAGACATTAAAGAGTAACCTTAATAAAGACCTTAATATGAATGGAGAGATAAGAGAT